TGTGGTCCGATACCGATGCATTCGTCTATATGAACGAAGCTCAGTTGCAGTTTTGCCGGATGTCGGAAGGCATTCCGGATGCAACTACTACCGAGGTGTGCTCGGTGCCGGTGATTACCGGCGAGATCACGGCGGAAATTCATCCGTCAATCCTGCACTTCCGCAACGCGTACCTGGTCTCCACCGGCATGGAGCTGACTATTCGCAATCACAACTCGGTGAAGAAGTGGGACAACCACACCGGTCAGATCACGTCGATGATCATCGGTATGCAGGACAATCTGGTTCGCTGGGACCACACACCGATGCTGGACGACGAAGTGAGCCTGCTGGTCTTCCGCCTGCCGCTTACCAATATCACCGACGTGGATCAGGACTTCGAAATCGATCCTCGGCATCACCCCAGCCTCGCGCTGTGGATGAAGCATCTGGGCTACTTGAAGAACGACGTAGAAACGTATGACAAGCAGCAGTCCGACCGAGCCAAGGCAGAGTTCGAACAATACTGTATGCAGGTCAAGATCGAACAAGGACGGTACCGGCACGCGCCGCGAGCTGTCTCCTACGGGGGAATTTAGTGAGTGAGGATGACAAGGAATCGCACTGGAGCCACGGCTACGTCAGTTGGGCGCAGCTGCTCGGCTCGATGGCGGCGCTCGCGTTCGCGCTCGGCTCGGCGTTCGTGACGCTGCTCATCACGCAAGAGGCGCGCATGACTCGCTTCGAGGAGCGCCAGAATGCCAACACGCGGGGCGTCGCCGAAGTCAACCTGACGCTCGACAAGTCGCAACTGGCGCAGGACCAGAAGTTCGAGTCGCTGCGCACGGAGTTGCTGCGGAAGCTAGACACCATCGGCGCGGACGTGGTGATCCTGCGGATTACATTCGCCAAGCAGGAAGCGAACGAGAAGGCACACGGAGGGACGCGATGACCATTCACCATCATCCGTTCCGGCATTACCTGCCGTGGCTATTCTGGGACGCCTGCGCGCTCTGGTGGGCGGCGTGCATCATTCTGCTACTGCGAGCGTGCGTATGATCCAGACCTTCCGTCATCGCCTGACACTGACAGCCCACGCCGCAGCAGATTGGCTGCGAATGTTCCAGTGGGTCGCGCTTGCCATCGCGCTCTACGTCGTTACCTTCGATCTGGGTTTGCAGGAGTCGCATCCCGGCTTGCAGGCGACGGTCTACACACTCGCCAACATCACCATCCGGGGCTGGTTGGGCTATTGGTTAGCCCGTACTGCGCTCGGCCGGTTGTCCGCGACGGCGCATCCCAACGAGATCATGGCGCGGGCGATCATCATTGCCGGCGTTGTGCTGACCAGCAGATGATCGACGCTGCGGCCCTGCCCTACCTTGATGAGATACGGGCGAGCTCGCAGTTCTATTTCGGAGTTCCTGCACCGGTCCCGGTGATCACGGCTCAGATCGCGCAGGAATCCCGGTTCGATCCCGATGCTCGCAGCCCAGTCGGAGCCATGGGCATCATGCAGTTCATGCCGGGAACCGCCAAGTGGGCAGCACAGGCTGGAGGGTTCGGCATTGCCGCGCCGCTCGACCCCTCGTGGGCAATCAAGGCCGGCGTCTGGTATGACCGTTTTCTCTACGATCGGGTACAGGCTCCCAAGACGCCTTGCGATCGCTGGCTCTTCACCCTGTCGGCCTACAATGGGGGCGAGAAGCGCGTGCGAGATCGGCAGGCGCAGTCGGTTGATCCCGGTTCTTGGGCAGCGACCGGCAACATCAATCCAGGAATCAGCGCCGGCAATCAGTCGGAGAACGCTCAGTACGGACCGCGCATCGTCTACGTCCTACAGCCGAGGTTCACCACGTTGGGTCAGCCGGTGTGCATTGCTCAGGCGGCGCAACCGCAGCCGGTCAAGAACGAGTCGATCATGGAGAAGTTCAAACAGTTGTTCGGAGGGTAGATGGATTGGTTGAGGCTTGGTATCGGCATCGCCATCGCCATAGCGATCGCAGCCGCAGTAGCGTCCATCAATGCCAAGCTAGAGGATCACTATCAGGCGCCGATCAAGGCGCAGATGGAAGCGGAGCGGACGACAGCCAAGAACAAGCTCGACGCCTGTACGGTCGACAAGGACACCGCGCTCAATGCCAATGTGACGCTGCAGGGCAACCTGAACACGCTGAAGGCAGAGATCGCTCGCATCAACGCCTTGCTCGAGCGGATGCGCTCATCGGGTGATTCGGCCAAGCGGGAAGCGGAGAAGTCGTTGGCGGCAGCGCAGGACCGGCTGAAGCGCCTGAATGCCGACAATTTCGATCTAGCTTTTGTCCTGACGAAACCAGATCCAGGGGGCACTTGTGAACAGCGTATGGCGAGGATTGACGACATTCTGCGCGGCCTTGGCAATCAGCGGGTGCGCGACCACCCAGCCAAAGCCGGAGGTGGTGTCCAAGGTGGAAACCGTGACGGTAAAGGTTCCGATCCTGGTGCCGTGCGTATCGTCCAGTGACATCCCCGAAGTGCCGGCCACGCGCATGGACCCGGCTAGTCAGACGACGTATCAGTTAGCGGCGGCAGCTAGATTGGACATGGCTGACTGGGAAGATTATGCAGTCAGGGCAGATAGCTTGTTGCGTGGATGTGCAAAACAGGAGGTTCCGAAATGACTGAATTCTTTGTGGTGCTGGTGATTGCTTTGCTCGTGGTGGCCGGGATTGCCTGGAAGCGCGGGTGGCTTGGGAAGAAGGCCGAGGACGAGATCAAGGCCGACATCGCCAAGGCGGAACAGGCGCTCAAGGACAAGATCAGCGGAGATAAGCCGTGACTCCGGCAGAACAGGCCAAGCTCGCTAGCATCATCGTCGAGCTCTCGCAGATGATCGGGCCGACGCAGGGGCCAACGCCGCCGGTCATAACGCCCCCGGTAGTCGCACAGCCATCAGTTCCGGTATCGGGAGGCGTCATCGAGCGATCGATACAGATGGATGGAGTTCCCGTCCTCATTGGCGGATTCTTTAATCAGACCGTGATCTGTGCGCTGCTCGTTCCAGCTTGGCCGGCAACAGGAACAAATTCAATTGCGGTGTATGAGCATCAGGGTCCGCCAACATTTCGCCGTGCGTGGATGTCCAAGACGCGAGGCGACATGAGCGCAACGATCGCTCCTTTTCATCAGGGTGGACAGGGGCCGGTGTTTCAGTACTGCATCAATGGAAACGATCCGGATGCGGTTCAGATGAAGCCAGGAGAAACGTGGTACCTAATGGTTCGGAACGAGAAGCCATTTCCGCCCTACGGACCTTCGAACGGAGGGATGGACTGTTCTATAGGGATCAAGTGGTATCCGTCGTATTGAGGCAATGAACGAGACTGACAAGAGTTGGCTGGAATGTCCCAATTGCGAGAAGGTGTTCTTGAAGACGCATCTCGACCGGGAGTGCTGTTCTCCTACTTGCGCTCGGCTCTGGTGGAACAAGAAGCGCCGGAAGTCGACGCGAGAAGAGAAGATCAGCGCCCTGATGGAAGCCATTGAAGCTGACATCAAGCGCATCCTGAAGCCATGACCGCAGCCTGTCCCTTCACTCCGCCGCCGATTCAGTCTCCGGCCTTGGCCGGCGATCGGTTCGCCGCCGAGTGGGAGCAATGGTTCTCGATCCTGCGGAGCGAGCTTTGCGTCTTCGCTCTGAACCTCCCGACCGGAACGGGGAATGGGGCCCAGGGACCGCAGGGAGCCCAGGGAGCTCAGGGGTCGCAGGCAGCGTTCACCTTTACCGGCACTGTCTGGCTGACGATGGTGGGTGGAGGCGGTGGTGGCGCCAACGGGGTTGGATCGACGGCAGGCGGTGGTGGGGGCGGATCAGGGGAGTCGGTCGAGGCACTGCTGATCAAGATCACGCCGGGAGCCCAATACAGTTACAACGTCGCGGCAGGCGGGTTTGGCGGTCCTACGCCTACCGATGCCGGCGACACCAACTTCGGTATCTACATTTGCCGAGGCGGCAAGAAGGGGGCAGGAGGCGTAGGCGGAGCCGGCGGCGGTGATGGCAAGGGCGCCGGAGGTTCTGTCGGCGCTGCTGGCGCCTTGGCGATACCAGAGTCTGCAGCCTACTTTGGTGGCGGTGGAGGGGGCGGAGGTGGGGGAGGAACATCAAATCCTGGCGGTGCAGGCGCCGGAAGTGGGGGCTACTTCACTGGTGGAGCAGGTGGATTGCCTGCTGGTGGGAATGGCGGTGGTGGAGGGGGCGCTGCAACCATCTATGGGATTGGCGGTCAAGGCGGAAGCAACGGGCCGGGGGCTTCGGCCAGTTCGACTTGGTATGGGTCGGGTGGGGGCGGTGGTAGCGGAACTGGGGCTGCGGGTGGTGCTGGTGCTGGAGGCTATATCCTGCTGGCCTGGATTGGCGGAGCGATTGCCTTTACCACTCCCGGTGGAGGGTTCTGGACAGCGCCAACGTAGCCATGATCTTCGATGTCGGATTCGCTGAATTCTTCTATGTAAACCAAGTTCCCGATAGGGTTGCGAGTTGGCCGTCTTCTGGCGTAACGCAATCATGGACTCCACCAGCGGGTGTTTACTGGGTCTGGGTCAAGGCGTGTGCAGGAGGGGGCGGCGGAGGAACGAGCGTCAAGAGCTTCTTTACGACA